CATTGGGAAAATGAAGCAGATGGTTTAAAAAGCAATCATGATGCTTTAAATGAGTTTTATAGACAGTTTCCAAGAACAGAGGAACATGCTTTTAGAGATGAAACAAAAAATAGTATATTTAACTTAGTTAAATTATATGAGCAAATAGATTACAACGAAGATTTAAAAAGTAGTGGTATTGTTACTAGAGGTAATTTTCAATGGAAAAATGGAGTTAAGGATACTGAGGTTAATTTTTATCCCGATATGAAAGGTAGATTTTATATTTCATGGATTCCACAAATGAATTTACAAAACAATGTTGTAATGAAAAATGGTTTTAAAAAACCAGGTAATGAACATATTGGTGCTTTTGGTTGTGACTCTTATGATATATCAGGTACTGTTGACAGAAGAGGATCTAAAGGTTCTTTACATGGTTTAACTAAATTTAGCATGGAAGATGCGCCAATAAATACATTTTTTTTAGAATATGTTGCAAGACCACAAACTGCAGAAATATTCTTTGAAGATGTACTTATGTCTTTAGTTTTTTATGGGATGCCACTATTAGCTGAAAACAACAAACCTCGTTTACTTTATTACTTAAAAAGAAGAGGTTATAGAGGGTATTCCATGAATAGACCTGATAAAACATATAGTAGATTATCAACAACAGAAAAAGAAGTTGGTGGTATACCTAATACAGGTGAAGATATTAAACAAGCTCATGCTGCTGCAATAGAAACATATATACAGCAACATGTAGGAATAAAACCTGATGGATCTTACGGTTCTATGTATTTTAATAGAACATTAAATGATTGGTCAAAGTTTGATATAACAAATAGAACAAAATTTGATGCTACTATAAGTTCTGGATTAGCTATAATGGCTTGTAATAGGCATTTATATACTCCTAGAGCGGATAAAGTAGTTAAAAAACTAGATTTTGGATTTAAAAAATACGATAACAGAGGATTTTCTTCAAAAATAATATAATTAATGTCAAAACAAATAACAAAAGGACGGTTTCCTAGCCAATCAGCTAGTGATGGTGAAAAATCTTCATCTACATATGGTTTAGAAGTTGCAAAAGCTATAGAAGCTGAATGGTTTAAAAGAGATTCAGGTTCTGTTAGATACTATGCTAATAGAGATCAATTTCACAGATTAAGGCTTTATGCTAGAGGAGAGCAGAGCATACAAAAATATAAAGATGAATTATCAATTAATGGTGATTTATCATATTTAAATTTAGACTGGAAGCCAATACCTATAATTCCTAAGTTTGTTGATATTGTAGTAAATGGTATATCAGAAAGAATGTATGATATAAAAGCTTATTCTCAAGATCAAGCTTCTATAGATACAAGAACAAGTTATGTTGATTCTATTGTTAGAGACATGAAAAACAAATCATTATTTGATGAGTTACAGGATTCTTTTTCAATTAACATGTACAATAATGACAGAGAAACTTTGCCAGAAACACAAGAAGAGTTAGAACTTCATATGCAACTTGATTATAAACAATCAATAGAAATAGCTGAAGAAGAAGCAATAAATAATGTTTTTGACTATAATAAATATGATTTATTAAAAAAGAGATTAGATTATGATTTAGCTGTTTTAGGTATTGGAGCTGTTAAAAATAGTTTTAATACTTCTGAAGGTATAAAAATAGATTATGTAGATCCTGCTGATCTAGTTTATTCATATACTGAATCACCATACTTTGATGATATATATTATGTAGGAGAGGTAAAAAGAGTTAGCTTGATTGATTTGAAAAAACAGTATCCTGAATTAAACAGTGATGATATTAAAGAACTAGAAGACTCTAGCAATAGTGCTATGTTATATAATAAGTCTTATTCTTCTGCAGATTCTCCAGATAATAATTACGTTTATATTTTATATTTTGAATATAAAACATTTAATAATCAAGTTTATAAAATTAAAGAAACATCAACTGGTTCACAAAAATCTATAAAAAAGACTGATCAATTTGATCCACCAAAAAATGCAGAAAACAGGTTTCAAAAAGTAAATAGATCAATAGAGGTTATTTATGAAGGTGCTAAAATAATTGGATCAAATAAACTACTTAAATGGAAGTTAGCAGAAAATATGACAAGACCATATTCTGATATAACAAAAGCACAACTATCTTATAGTATTGTTGCTCCACGTATTTATAAAGGTAAAATAGAATCTTTAGTAAGTAGAATGACAACGTTTGCTGATATGGTTCAATTGACTCATTTAAAATTACAACAAGTATTATCAAGAATGGTACCGGATGGTGTTTATTTAGATGCTGATGGTATAGCTGAAATAGATTTAGGTAACGGAACTAATTACAATCCACAAGAAGCATTAAACATGTATTTCCAAACGGGTTCTGTTATAGGTAGATCTATGACTGGTGATGGTGAATATAATCATAGTCGTATGCCAGTTCAAGAATTACAATCATCTTCTGGTGGACAGAAAATAGCTAGTTTAATTCAATCTTATAATTATTATTTACAAATGATTAGAGATGTGACTGGTTTAAATGAAGCAAGAGATGGTAGTATGCCTGATAAAAATGCTTTAGTAGGTTTACAAAAAATAGCCGCTGCTAATTCAAATGTTGCTACTAGGCATGTTTTACAAGCTGGATTATATTTAACTTTAAAAACAGCAGAAGCAATATCATTAAGAGTTTCTGATGTGTTACAATATGGAAATACAACTCAAGCATTTATAAATGGTGTTGGTAAATTTAATGTGGCTAGTTTAAAAGAAATACAAACGTTACATTTGCATGATTTTGGTATATTTTTAGAATTAGCTCCAGATGAAGAACAGAAACAAATTCTTGAAAATAATATTCAAATGGCATTACAACAAAAGCAAATAGAAATAGAAGATGCTATTGATGCGAGAGAGGTTAAAAATTTAAAACTTGCTAATCAATTACTTAAACTAAGAAGAAAGAAAAAGTTTGAAAAAGATAGACAACTTCAAATGGAAAATATTGAAGCTCAAAGCAGATCAAATGCACAAGCTGCGCAGGCTGCTGCTCAGAGTGAAGCTCAGAAAGAACAGGTGATAATGCAAGGTAAAGCTAAAATGTCAGAAATAGAACATCAATTTGAAATACAAAAGCTTGAAAGAGAAGCTGAAATTAAAAAAGAATTAATGTTTCACGAGTTTCAACTTAACATGCAGCTTAAACAAGCTGAAACACAGGTGATAAATAATAAAGAAGAATACAAAGAAAACAGAAAAGACAAAAGAACAAAAATACAAGCTACACAACAAAGTGAGCTTATAAACCAGCGACAAACTGGAAAACCACCAAAAGATTTTGAATCTGCAGGATTTGATAATTTAGGTGGATTTGGATTAGAACAATTTGATCCAAGATAATTTTTTAAATTTTATAATATTTTATTATGTCAGAAATCAAAATGAAACCAGTTGAAGACAATTTGTCTACAGCTGAAAAAGAACAAGAATTAGTCGATCAAACTAGTGGACAACAAGAAGATGGCGTTTACAAAGTTGATTTAACTAAACAACCAGAAGAAAAAACCGTTGAACAACCTCCTGTTGAAAAAGTAGAAGAAGCTAAAAAACAAGAGGAACCAGTTGAACAGATTAAAGAGGAAGAAAAACAAGTTGAACCTCAAGAACAAGAAGAAGTAATAACATTAATTAAAGAAGAAAAAGATGGCATACAAGTGCAAGAGCAAGGGCAAGTACAAGAAAAGCAGCCCGAAGAAAGTCAAGTCTTACAAGAAGAAGTAAAACTAGAATATCCTGAAGATGTTAAGAAACTCATGGATTTTATGAGTGAAACTGGCGGAACATTACAGGATTATGTAAAATTAAATGTTGATGTTGAATCACTAGGTGATGATGACCTATTGTTAGAATACTACAAATCAACAAAACCTCATTTAAACAATGATGAAATCAATTTTTTGTTAGAGGATAAATTTTCTTATGATGATGAAATAGATAAGGAAAGAGATATTAGAAGAAAAAAATTAAACTACAAAGAAGAAGTCGCTAGCGCAAAAAAATACTTAGCTAGCGCAAAAAGTAAATACTATAATGACATAAAATCTGGTTCTAATTTTTCTCCGGAAATTAAAGAAGCTATAAATTTTTATGATAATTATAAAAAAGAGCAGAACGAATTAACTGCTCAGCAGCAAAAGTCGAATGAACATTTTGTTAATCAAACTAATAATGTTTTTAGTGATAAATTCAAAGGTTTTGAGTTTAAAGTTGGTGAAAACAAGTTTAGATACAACGTAAAAGATGTTCAGACAACTAAACAAGCACAAAGTAACATATTAAGTGCATTTGAGACGTTCTTAGATGACAAAAACATGTTAAAAGATGCTAATGGTTATCATAAAGCACTTTATGCTGCTAGAAACGCTGATTCAATAGCGAATCATTTTTATGAACAAGGAAAGTCAGATGCTATAAAGCAAATGTCTGCAGAAGCTAAAAATATTAATATGGATCCTAGAAGGATTGGTCAAAATATAGATTCTGGAGGAATGAAAGTGAGAGCTATAAGCGGCGATGATAGTTCAAAATTAAGAATTAAAATTAAAAAATAACTTTAAAAAAAACAAATTATGGCAATTACATTAGGGAGCGGAACTACAACTCCAGCTCCAATTAAACAAACTTTGTCAACAAACTACATTGACTTTACATCGGCTGCAGAAAAAGGATGGGCGCAACAATATCTTCCAGACTTATATGAAGCAGAGATCGAAAAGTTCGGTGATAGATCTGTTGGTGGGTTTTTAAAAATGGTAGGCGCAGAAATGCCTATGAGTTCAGATCAAATCATTTGGTCAGAACAAGGAAGATTACACCTATCTTATTCAGGTGGGACTTGTGCTGGTGATTCAGGTGGTGCAAACGTTATTTCAGGACTTACTAATCACGCTATTAGAGTAGGACAAACAGTGGTGGTAAGTAACGGAACAAATGTTGTTAAAGCTTATGTATCAGCAGTTGGTGCTGCACAAATAACAGTTAAATGTTACACAAACTCTACAGGTTGTGTTGCTGCTGGTCTTACAACAGCAAGTGGTGTTATAAAGCTTTTTGTATACGGTTCTGAATTCAAAAAAGCTGACACTGGTATGAACGAAGCGG